CTGATGTGGTTATAATTACTACATACATCGCAGATCTTCACAGGTACTTCCCCTGTTGCTTGCCCTTTCTTACGAGGCAGTACAGGATCATTAACTGGTCCAAGTCTTTTAATATTGCCTGCAAAATCCATCACAAGACAATACTGTTTAGCGCTTGCAGCTATAGAGTCAAGCCTACCTTGGATTGTGGTTAGATTGTACCCATCTTTAATAAATAAAGGTCTTGTTCCTCGACCAAGCATTTGTACCCACAATACAGTCGACATTGTTGGACGTAACATCACAATAAGATCCAAGGCTGGATGGTTAATACCAGTCGTGAGGATGCCCATATTAATGATTGCGGTGAACTTAAGATCCTTCCAATCTTGGATATTTCTGTCCCGTTCGCCTTTTGCCATCTTGCTATGTACTACCCGACAGCTTACACCAAGGTACTGCAACATCTGTTCGATTTTTAATGCATGGTCGATACTTGTAGCAAATACAATCCAACTTCGCCGATCTTGAGAATATTGCATCGTTTCTTGCAACGCAGCATAGGTAATATGATCTTTATTAACAGCTAAGTCAAGTTGCTTCTCATTGAACTCCCCGCCAATCAATTTAACACCAGTAGTGTCCAGAAGAAGCTGAGTTGGTTTCGACACTAATGGTAAAAGATAACCTTCTTTTACGAATCTGTTAAAAGATTGCATATCGGTGAGGTCGATACACATATCTGTGAATAAACCTCCGCCTTCTGTAAGTCTCCCCTGGCCTTGGCGCCAAGGAGTAGCAGTAAGACCAATCACACGTAGGTTTGGATTACGCTCTTTTAAGAGTTTAATGACGCGCATGTACATAGATTCCTCGTTAAGGGAAATCAAATGGCATTCGTCAACAATCATTAAATCTACACGACCGAAAGCTTCAATATTTTTTACAATAGAAGCAATACCGCAAAAGATGATATTTTGGTGTGTGTCTTTTTTACCGAGTCCTGCACTGTAGATACCAGCAGGTGCAGTTGGCCAGAGGTCGAGGAACTCAAGATAGTTTTGCCCGACTAATTCTTTGACGTGAGTTGCTACTAAAATCTTTTGGTTGGAATAGGCACGGAGAGCTTCGTACAAGAAATAAGCAATTACGAATGCCTTCCCTGTACCTGTGGGCATACCAACACATGGATTTCCTTCTTTATGTGTCTCGAAATAACGCCAAATGCTATTAACAGCTTCAAGCTGATAGTCTCTTGGAATGAGCATTTAAAATACAAGATAATCGCCGCACCCGGCAAGTTGTTGTTCTTTTGTACGAAGTTCGCCTGTTTGTCCGCAGACCCATGTTCCATTTTCATGAACTTGAATATGATAACAAGTCCTGCAATTACGCTCAGGTGCTATCCCGCCGTGGCATACTGCTTTCATATCGCAAAACTTGCACTCAAACCAGCCTGGAGATTCGCTGATTTTCTTCGGTGGTTCAGGTAGCATAATGATGGTACGTGCACGATCTAAAAATTGGTCTGAGTGTATTGGATCGAGATGAATTAACTCTAAATGTAGCTGATCGTCGTTCTTGTTGACCGCTCCGTATAGTCCTACAGGCAGATTCATTTTTCTCATATAGACAAGCATCTGTGTATGATGCTCAGGCTTAACGACTTTAACGCCCGATTCTACGAGTTTTTTGTAGGATTTATCATTATGAGTTTTAAACTCAAGTAGGCAGGGAGTATTAATAGGCACGTCAGGGATACCAATACCAACACCATCCCCACTACCGCCGAAATGACCACCGACGTCACTAATGCGAAACTGATTCCCATTAGAATCCTGCTGATAGACTTGGACGCCAATGCACAAGAGTGCAGCAATAAATCGAGCTTCTTCAAGATGACCCCTATTAAAAAGTCTTAACATTTGACCGTTAAATTTCGGTTTTACTGCCCAACGGAAACCATACCAAATTTGTCGAGCGCAAGATTTCCCAATCACAGACGCACCAAGGTGAGAACGAAAACCTTCTTCCTCTCCACGATATGCGTCTTTCATGTGTGGAATGACTTTACCAAGTGCTACTCGATAAGAGGCACCTTGGTCACGTTCCATTTGGTGATTGATTGCAGCTAGAGTTTTTGTTGCAAGAATGATCGCCATAGTCTTCCTTATTTTTAGATGGTGGCTGGTGCTTGAGTTGTCCAGCAACTGATTTACCCTGTAGGCTTTCGCCGGGATGGTACAGTTAAAAGCATCATAAGTCAATTAAGACCTCTTCCCCTGCTCAGTTGTCCTACACAGTGTATCAGCTATACACTTCACCATCTAAAAATACCCTCCGAAGAGGGTACGGTCTTACTGACCCCAAGGAGGTGGGGCTGCTGGTGCTTGTTGCTGCGACGGATCTACTGCGGGAGGTTGCTGACCCCAAGGTTGAGCCGGAGGCTGTTGACCCCACGCAGGTGCAGCTTGTGCTGGGGCCGGGGCTTGAGCAGGAGGAGCAGGTTGTGCTGATGGTTGCTGACCCCAGGCCGGAGGAGCTGATGCACCAGGCACTGCTCCTGTTGGTGGTGGACCCCAAGTTTGCGGTTGAGCTGGTGGAGCAGAAGGAGCTGTTGGAGCCTTAGCAGTTTGGACACCAGACGTAGCACCTTGTCCTTTCATGGACTCGATTGCTGACTGATCGTTAATGTTGCGGTAAGCTGTCGGCTCATTCTTTTCTTCGTACTTGACTTTAGTTGGGTCTTGCAGATCCATTTCTGCAGCGACAAACTTCAAACGGACAAAAAACGGAATATTCTTTAACTGATCAGTATCGGTCATGTTAAGGACACCGACAGAATGACACAAGGCGCTTAACTGCTTATAGCCAATTTCGACAGCTTTATCGCTACTATTTTGGATATTGAAGTTCGTGAACCACATCGCACCTTTATGCGGACCGTCTACGATTTTTGCCGATACTGCAATATAGGCACCATCCCCGAGACTTGTGGGTTTAATCTCCGTACTTGTAATGATTGAAGGATACCATCCTTTCGGTACAGCACCAACGCGGCCACTATCGGGTTCTACGCTTCGCGCGTCAAAGACAAATGCAGTCATTTTAATTCCTTAGTTATTGTGCCGTCTGTTAAGTCCGCCAGACAGCGATCGCGTTAAGCCAGTTTTGGAATTTCTGCAATCCGGCGAATGTCTTCGATAGACATACCCGTTTTGTCGTGAAATCTTAATACAAATTCAGGCGAAGCGACAATTAAATCGTTTCGGATACGACTGATAATGCACGGAGTGCTACCAACAAAATGGATTGTTGCTGTTTTACTTTTCAACTTGAACAGTTTTTGTACGTGGCCCAAGAGACGGTCAATAGGCATCTCTTCGCGTTTCGCTTTAAGCATTATGTCCTCCAACCATGTGGTAAACCATGTAAGAACATAAAATGAAAGACATATGGAATAATCTTCATTTTTGGGACTTTTACTTTAACATGCGGATTTGGAATTGCGCCACATGCTAAAGAATCTTTTCGAAGTGTTGCGACAAATCGACGGTTATATTCTTGAAACGAATCTTCCATTATACATCCCTATTATAGTAATCACGGCCACTACATTTAAAAATCTCGTCTGCTAAGAAATTCCAACCATTCTCGCGCGGGAGTTTGATTTGGTTGACCACATTAAATCGATTCCCTGCAACGTATCCGGGGGCACGGGTTACAGCAAGCACTCGACCAGTGTTCTGGCTCACTGCTGTATTCATTGTCTTTCCTTCACTCACGAAAATCGGTTCATGAAGAAAACCAACTAAATCTGCCCATTGTGTAAGCATTTCACGCTTACCGTAAGTCTTTTGGTTTTTAGGAGAATGAAGCAAGAGGTCCCATGTATTGTACGTACCGGCAGTAGGGTCAACTACTTCAGCGGCGAACACATGGCATGTGATAATAATGTTGATGCCACCAAATAAAGCGAGAGCGTCACATTTTTTTAAAAAATCCCCAAATAACTCATTTGAAAAATTGTATCCTTTTCCAAATCCACCGAGGGCAGAATCCATTGTAACTGTTTTCTTATTACCAGGCGAGTATGAGGGATCGCGCTCTAGAACTTTTTGATGGATTAAACGCTCAAGAGCTGTACCACTATCAATCGCAATCGTTTTATAAGGAAACTGACCTGTTTTTACATTCTCGATAATTTCATCCAGGACATTAAGTACATGGTTAAAATCGTGAAGCATTGGAGTCATATTAATTCTGACTCCACTATAGCCAGCTTCCAAAGGAATGAGTAATGGTCGTGGTGCAGAACTAAGGATTGTTGTTTTGCCAATTTTCTCTGAACCAGAGATAACAGCACGGATACCGGGTTGCACACCAGCACTTGAATGCGATACTGCAGAAAGAATTGACATTGTTATTCCATTCGTGAGTGTGAAATAGTAGTATGCACGTTCAATTTACCAAAAGCAAGGATTATTTAAGTAGATACCAAAATAATTATAGATCTTCTTTAGACCGAAGGCACTGCCACTGTCCAAAACGAGGTGCGTCTTTTATCCCTTTCGGAAAAAATTTAATTTTCGAGATTTTACCGATAATAAGATGTGGCTGCTCAAAGAACAGCTTAGCTTCTACATCGGTCATATTGCCTGGTGCGACAGTAAAAATTTGATCTTTTTCAATCAAAACCTTCTTCTTGTCGTACAGGTCTGTGACAGTCGCTAAAGCGCGACAAGTAAGACTTCCGACCATGCCGTTTGGCACTTGGTTGTCTTGGTGGGATGTTCGATACTGTAACCCGCGCTCATTGACAAGCGCGTTATTCATGTTGTGTCGTCCTTCCACGATATCTATTACGATAACTTCAGTGTCTACAAAATCTTTAATTCGCAAGACACCATTGTGGTTAGGCGAGCTTTTGCCTTCTTTATGAATTACGTCTGGTCCGTAGAAGCATGTGCCTTCGTAGCCAGACTGCATATTCCATTCATGTGTGGTCATTAATTCTTCAAGATTGTCACAAGGTGTATAAGGGACAACACGTAGACGATTGTCGTCAATTATCTCTACACGTTTTTGAAGAAGTTCATAACGTAAACGATATGGCAAAGGAATTGTATTTGGGGTGAGCCAATCAAATAGATGCCATTGAGTATAAGGCTGGCCTTCGATTCTACTTAAAGCACTAGAAGTGATGCGGCATAGATCTGGATGTGTTTCTCCTTGAGCTGCAAGTTCTCCATCAAGTCCGATAAATTGTTTTTGACTATAGTATTCGGTTACATGTCTATTTTTGTGCTGCTTGAGCGTGCGTGCAAGCAATGTACCCTCAGGGTTAAAAGCTCTCACACCGTCAATCTTAGGTTGTGCCCAAACAGGGAATTTGATTTTCTTTGGGTCGTAATTTGCCGGGCGCATTACTTGGATCATTTGTTGTACTCCTTATGTGGAACTTTAACTCCGTCGACTAAAAACCCCCAAGACCCTTGATATTTTTGACTAATAAACATTGTCCAAACTCCTTCTTTTGGAATCAAAACAATACGATGGTACTCACCGAATTTAAGTGTAGCTGTATCTCCAGCACGCCTTGTAAATTGTTGAATTGTGCCATCAGCCATCATTCTTTCTTCAATATACATACCGCGCAAGATGATTGTACGTGCATTCCATGGGTGGTCGTGAAGATGACTATCGCTGTCCGGAAGCATGATCTTATGTAAACGTACACTAGATAATCTACTCCTTAGTTTCTGGATAGTTTTATTCTTTGAAATCTTCGTATAAGCATTCAACAACCAGTAACGAAACATGTAGATGCCTTCAAGATACCTTGAATGAATGTGTGTATAAGGTGTCTTCATTGCTTGATCAATCAGCCAATCGACAATAATTGGTCGTGAGACAATGAAAGCGATAATTTTCCAGAAGAGATTTTTCATGATTTAAAGGGAAAGAAAGCGGGCAGGACGCCCGCTTTGATTATTGGCGCTTAGGTTTAACTACGGCCAGAGATGGAGCACCGGGTTTGATGTCCAGTGCTTTGTCGAACAGTTTGCGCTGCTTATCATCCAGTAAACGATAAGCACTTGTGACAAGGCTAGGCTTCATTACGATAAGTTCTTTAAGTGGAATCCTTGCATTTTTGAAATCTTCACTTAAAGCTCTAACTTGTTCTTCGATAATTTTACGATTGATGACATACGTACCCTTTAGTACGAAGCCGCCAGTCAGAGGAAGGTCGTTCACACCTTCCTCTGGATTTGGAAAATGGGTTGCAAACAATTTCTTGCGCAACGTCATTTCTTCTTCCTTGAGCTTTTCCATTTGTTCGGAAACAACATACCACCGCTCAAGATCTTTCTGAGTAGCTGGTGCCGCAGGCGGCAATGCTACAGATTTCTCTTTTGCCATATTTACTCTCCTTAAAGGTAAGTCAGATTGTTGGTAGCCCAAGAAAGTCTGAGCTACCAACATTAAAGCAACCTGTCTTACAGGTTGTAGAGCCACCATTTGCGCAGCGCTCTAGTGCTTTAATGTTGGCACCCTTTCGGGTGCTTGTCTTTACGATGCTTTATTAAAGTCTTGTTCAACAGCTTCGCCGATTTTATCTGCTCGAGCAATTGCTGCGGCGTCAGTATATTTACCAGACGGATAGCGTGCTTTCGGACCCGTTACCAGTTTATACTGATTATGTGCCATAACATCACTCATGTCCAATCCACGTTCTTTTAAGAAAAACATGAACATAGCACAGAAAGAACTAACATTCGCCTTAAGTGAATCAACATTCAATTCTTTATTATAGGCCCACTCTTTTTTCAGTTCATCTGCAATGTTACTTGCATAATAAACCATGGCAGCATGCGGTTCATGTCTGAAAACCATGAATAGATGACCAGGAATTTTAACTCCTTCTTCTCCAAGCTCAACGAACGACCAATTGAAAAGATTCAGCATAGCTTGGACGTAGAAGAATGTATCACCACTTTCTTCTACAAGGTTATCGAAATCTTTTAGAATAAGAGCAGGGATGAGTTCTCCAACTTCTCCTGTAATGCCAAGAGAAGCGTGAATTGCATTTGTTGATCGTGCGCCCATATTTTTGAACAAATCACGGACCATTTCTTCGTACATCACAGCACGAGGTAAATCTTTAACTTCTGCCAAATTCATTTACTTCTCCTCAGTTAAAACTGCTATACACCAAGCTGTAGTATAGCCCTGTTGTTGCGTACGGTAAAGCACTATATTTAGATTAGATTAAGTCTTGATCTTCGGTATAACTAGAACACGATAACATTTTCCTTGGAATCCAAATTCTAGTAAAGCTTTTTCTTTTGGCATCTCTGCTAGATAACCACTGTCCATGAGTGATTTAATACTAGCGTCTAATGCTGCATTTTGGCCATTGCGGTGTGAAGTAAATGCTCCAGATTTCTGTGTACAGATTTGAAGATATTTTCTTGGTACCACAGAACCTTCGCGCATCTTAACTGGAACACCATAACTAGCTGGAGTCGGCTCACGTAAGAACTTCTCGATGAGCGAAAGTATTTTGCGTTCTCGTGGGGCATCACCAACGCCAACATCACCAGAGTTAATACGACGGCTCATAACTGCGATGTCTCTACGCACTAAATCAATAGCCCACTCGGTTTGCTCTCGACCAATTACAGGGAATGTGTGGTTATCTCCAACAGCTAACAGCGCAGCGATACGATAAGCTTTCAAATGTGCACGATTCCACATTTGCCTAAAACCTTCGTCGTCACTGCTGTTAATATGTACGTCACACTCTTTATTGAACGCTCCCAATAATTGAGTTGCCTCAGGACCCTTTAAAACTTCTTGTGTTTGGAACCGAGCATTTAAATCAATGGACCGTGTGGTTAAGCTACAAAGTGACTCTTTAAGCATATAGCTAGGCTCTTTGACCACATGTGTGTTATCCTCCGGACGATTGCCTGTATATTCTACAATTGTGAACCGACTTAAGAAACCATCTTCCATCATCGTCTCCGTAAGAGAGTCGTAAAATGTACTTGGTGTGGTCTCACCGATCATACTATACGACACACCAGAAACAGATGCAATATTCTTTTCTTTATCCGAATATCCAATACCACCAACAACAGATTTTGGTCCTGATTTTTGGTATAAATTTGTCATGACCGTGCGAAGTTGTTGCATTGGACCATCACGTCCATCTTCTTGACCCAAGCGGCGTAGTTTGCGTCCCCACTCTCCAGAGACATTCACAAAGCATGGATTGCTTGCAACAGCCTTTGCTAAAGCCGGACCGGAAGCGTAATCTGTAAAATCAACAAAGCTCATACCGTTTGGTACAGAATCTCGAAGGAATCCTAGTACATTGGCTATGCCACTATGCATTGCCTCTTTGCCGATTGCAGACTTGGCTACTAAGACAAGATAAATATTTAGCCCTGACTGTGGGATACAAAAAGCTTTGCCTGAAATACCAGCGAGCAGGCCTAGTGCTGCAACAATCGAAACTTCTTTTACTGGTCTCGGCGAACCTTGATAAATATAGAATGCTAGCGCTCCAGCCATTCCAGGGGGCCATTGTAACCCAATTTCGTTCACGGGCGGAGTTTCAATATCTAAAGCAGAAACGTAAGATGAACCAATACCTTCCGGGTATTCGAATTCGTCGTCTTCGTTATTGGTAC